TAATCTCTAAGATCTTCTGGCATAGCCAATCCGAACTTAGTAAAGCCTACTCTTTCAAGATGTACTGGATCTGGCAATTTGTTTACTACTTGCTCTATTGATTTGTGTAGTTTGCCATAACGATAGTAGTACTCATCATTCAATGCATTTGCATAACAATGAACCCACTCATGATTGTCCAATGACTCCCTTGCCCAGATAGTGCAGGGATGATTGTACATCATTGGAAGGTAGGGGAAGGGTCGCTCCTCCAATGGTAAATGCTTAATTTCAGCTTTAACCTTGTTCAGAACTTCTCGTTCGTCTGCATTTAGCGCACGAGGAACATACCCTAGAAACTTATCTATGTAAATTGTTGTGCAAAGAATCTGGGCTGCTTCGAGTGGCATCTTAACAATATGTTTGTCAACATGATACTCAGCAGCCTTATCGAGATCCTCGTCTAAGTAAAATAAATTCATATCTTACTTCCAGCACTTGTAAATGCCACAAAGACCATCTGCGTTTTCTGTAGTTTTACAGTAAGGACAGACCTTTTCTTTCTTTGTGGGCTTGATTTTTTTGATGTCTTTGAACTTTTTCATAACTTATATTATACTAAAATTATGAGATGAAGTCAAGAACTATTTTCCTTGTCCGTTAATTTTATCCTTAGCTGTACCAGCATATAGACCAAACCAAGCGGCACCTGCACCTACAACGATACTAATGAGACCAGATTGTTCCATAGTTGGATCTTCTAGTGCCATAAACCACATTGTACAGTAGTACAATAGGAAAATGTATACGCTGAGGAAAGCACGGGGGAATATTCTCCAAGCATCAATCATGTTTGATAAAAATATCCAACGCTGCCAAGGGTTATCTGGCTCTCTGTTGGCTTCCATCTCTACGATCTGTGCTTTGAGGTTTGAGTTTTCTTGTACAAGTTCCATGAATTTATTAAGATCAATTTCGACCTCATTTCTACTCATATCACCTGCGAATCTTTCGTCTGCCATTAGCTATCCTTTGCTTCCTGCTTAGCTTTACCAACATTGATTGCAAACCAGTCAAGAACTTTATACATTTTTCCGACTAACTTATCATCTTTTGGTGTATCTGTACACGCAGCTATGATTGAAGCACTCATGACTAACCATGGTATAACTTGAATCCATCCAATAACCCACTGTAAGAATCCTAACATTCTTCTCTCCTAATCCTCTTACGAGGCTCAGCCTTGAAACAAGGCGTATTCTATTGCTTTTGCCCATACATCATCATCTGCGATAATACAGTCAATAGCATCATAACCTAACTCTTTTGCTGCAGAAAGATACTTGTTCCCTTTGTAGCAAATGAAAGGTTCTTCAATGTAGGCTTGATCGCCGTCCATTGTTAGGTTCTTATGGTTAGAAACTAACAATAGAAGTGGATCTCGTAATCCTACAAGTGCAACTCCATCTGCAAGAAACTCTTCCTCAGATTCGTTGACACATTTAATCTTATCCAGTTGTACTGGAATCGGTTTATATTCTGCTTCTTCTAAATAATCTTTAACGAGATAAGCAGATACTCGTCTAGTTTTTGAACTTAATGTTCTTTGAATGTCTATGTGTTGTTTTCCTCTAATTTTTCAATTCTTTGCACTAAAGGATTGTATCCATCAAATTCTTCAATCCCACATTTAGGGTGTGCTATCTTTTCTAGTGCAACTACTCTATCTGAATAATGATTTTGATTATCCTCTAAATCATTAATTCTATCTTCTAAATCTTCACACCATTCTTCAATTAATTCTAATCTTTCTTGTAGGTGTGGATGTTTTTCAAAGTATCTAGCACCTTTCATACCATCTCTATATGCTAAATATTTATTAATAAGTGATCTTAACTTCATCTCTAATCGGGTGGTATGGTGATAAATTATTGTCTACATAAACAATTATATCTCCTACTGTTCTTAGTACTTCAATATCTTCATCTGGTATTTCTATATCAAACTCTTGTTCAATATCTACTATTATTTCAACCATATCAAGACTATCGGCATTGTGTTCATCAATTAAATCAGAAGTCATACTTATATTATTTTGATTTATTTGTTCTTTTACTATTGAAAATACTTTATTGTGGATCGACATTTAAGTTCTCTGTCGTTACTTTTCTATAGTACACTACTACATCTTTTAACTCAGTAATGTATCTTTGTAATTCTTTCATGTTTAATGACATTACTTCATAGTCTGGTACTGTCATTGCTAAAAATACTAACTCGCCTTCTTGTACTCTAATCTTTTCAAGCTGATCTTCCCAATTATCGGGCGTTACTACTATCCATTGTGGAGTTGTTAAGTCTATCTCACGAGGCATGATTGGTTGTACAATCTGTCTCTGCATAGGTTTTGCTGTAACTTCTATTGGTCTAGTTGATAGTAGGCTGCAACTGGAGACCATCATCAAGATCGTCAACGGTAGCACTGAGTTTCTCAATATCTTCAAATGCATGTTTTGTTCCATTATTTATTTTCCTTTCCATTTCTACTGGATCTTCCAGTATTTTTGCTGTTAATTTATATTCTTTAATGAAATTACTGTATCTCATTAACTCTCTTTGGATTTCTTGACTTTTCATTGTCATACTTTGTAGTTGTTCTGTTTGCAAAGTAAAATCCTTTTGCATAGTTGCAATAGCTTCTTCTTGTGTTGCTATCGCACCTTCTAATTTTGCATTGTTTGCTTTCAATGTTTCATTCTCTGTATAGAGCCAATAACTTGCCCCACCAAGAACTAAACAAAAAGCTAATAACATTTGATTCATACTATATGATCCTCTCTCAGTTTCTTGGCAGTTCTTTTTGTGCCTGAATCACTTACGTACTCTCCTGTAATTCCTTTGCTTCCTTCTCCTAGTAAATCTTCTCGATTGAGTACGATTACTATAAAAGCAAGTATTACAAATAGTCCTACAGTATTACTGTAAGTATCTAATAAGTCTGTAAACCATGATGCTCCCTGAGGTAAAAGCAACGATCCTAATACTATTAGTAAAAATATTTTTGCTACTAATTTCATTAAATTTCCTCTATTTTGTAGTTAAGTCCTTCTGCGCCAGTGAATTGTACTACCTCTCCACTTTCTGTTCTGAACTTTAAATGTTTTTCTTTTTGAGTTATAATCTTTCTAACAAGAAACTCTTGGTCGTCTGAGTCTCCCCATACATTATTAAAGCTTACTGTTACCTTATAAAGGGGTACAAACTTGCTCTTTAACCATATCCACCACCTCTTGATGGCGGCTAAGAATTTTTTTATTTTGTCCAATATTGCTCTCCAACTGGTTTAGTTTTTGCCAGTTTGCTAACTCGATGTTCCTTGTTATTTCTAACTCAGTTACATACTGTGTGTAAATATAATAATGAAAACATAATGCTACCCATACGAGTAGCACTAATAATTTACTTAAGTAGATGTTGATGACGATGTAGAAGTAGAACTACTAGTTGTTGTACTTGTAGTTGGTACGACTGTTGTTGTTTCAGTCATACTATTTAATTCATCAATAATCGCCTGCTCTGTAGAAGTAGTACTTGTTGTTTCAGTACTAGTTTCTGTACTAGT